GAAAACGAAACACATCACCTCTCTACGCGTACACGCGGATTATCCTCCCCAGCCTCCCCAGCCTCCCAAAACGACCGCTAACCCATTGATCCCCCGCACCCCCGCAAGCCGAAACCCGCCGGGGCGCTTGCCTCCCTTGCCTCCCTAGCCTCCCGCGACATCGCGCGCGCGAGGGCTCAGTCCCCCGCCGCGCCATAGCCGAAGGGGGTGTGAGAGGGGCCGAATTCGGCCCGGATGCGCACGCCGCTGTAATAGGAGACCGAGGCCTTGCCCTTCTCGATGCCGAACTGGTCGGCCGCCTTGGGCATGCGCCGGTTGAAGGTGGACTTGCCGAGCGGCGTCAGGCCGCTGCGCTCGCAATACTTGGCGAAGGCGGCATAGAGTTCGCCCGCCTCCACCGTGTCGTGCGGGTTGCGGGTCAGCTCCAGCGCCGCGCGCACGAAGGCGCCCACCACGTCGCTCTCGTCGCGATACTCCTGCGTCGCCGCCAGGATCTTCTCCGGCGGGTCGAGCGCGCCGCGCCCGAGATAGTCGAGCGCGCCATCGATCATCCAGTTGAGGATGCCCGGCATCTCGGCCTGCAGTTTCTTCGGCAGAGCCTTGTCGCGCTCGCCTTCGGGAATCTGCACCTCGAACGGCACCAGGATCACGCGGCGCCAGATGCCGTCGTCATTGCCATAGATGCGCGGCTTTCGGTTGCACGAGATCACCAGCTTGAAGAAGGGATAGACCTCGATGAATTCGTGGTGCAGCCGGCGCACATTGATGGGCTCGGAGCCGGTCACGTCCTTGATGAAGCTTTCGTCCAGCGGCAGCCCCTCCTTCGGCTCGGCCGAGCGCACGAAGCGCGCCGCCGGCAGGCGGATGAGGTCGGGCGTCGCCTCCGAGCCCTTGCGGTTCTGGTCGGAGACGATGCTCATCACCGGCACGGTGGTGGCATAGTCGCCCATGACGCGGGCGATGATGTCCACCAGCGTGGATTTCCCGTTCTTCCCCTCGCCGTAGAAGATGCAGAAGGCCTGCTCGCCCGTGAGCGCGGTGAGGCAATAGCCGAACCAGCGCTGGAGGAAGGCCCGCACCTCCGGATCGGGCACGCAGCGCTCCAGGAAGGCGGTGAACCGCGGCGCCTTCGCCTCTGGGCAGTGGAAGGCCGGCGCGCGCTTCGTCATCAGGTCGCCGCGCGCATGGGGGCGGATGGAATAGCGCCACACCGTGCGCAGCCGCACCGCCTCGGGGTCGGGGCATTCGGGGTCCGGCTCCTCGCTCTTCTCGAAGCGCAGCGTGCCGTTGGCGAGGCCGAGGGCCAGCGGGTCGGCATCCAGCGCCGCGAGCGGCTGGGCGAGATAGGGCCGCGCCTCGCCCAGCATGCCGTCGAGCTTGCCGGAATTGCCGGAGGAGGTGGCGAAGCGCCGCCGCTGCGCCTGGCGCGCCTGCAGGGCCTTCATGGCCAGCGCCCCGCGCGAGGTCACCTCCTTCAGCCGCGCCGCCTCGGTCTTGAGCACGTGCGCGCGCCGCCGGCGCTCGGTCTTGCTGATGTCCTCGTCGTCAAGGGCGATGATGTCGTGCGGGATCTCGCGCAGCCGCGCCAAGGCCTCCTCGGCATCGCCCACGGCCTCGCGCTCGCGGGGGGTCAGCTCCAGCACATAGGCCTCGAGGGCGATCGCCTCGGCGGTCGGGTGCGCGAAGCGGCGCACCACGTCCTCGTCATTGTCCGGCCGGAACCAGCGCGTGGCATCCCAATAGTGCCAGCCGAGGTTGGGCACGAAGAGGATGTCGGCGCCGTGGCGCAGCCGCAGCCGGCGCGAATTGCCGATGTCGTTCATGGGCTCGCGCGCGCAGGCGGCCAGCGTGCCATCGCCCGGGTCGAAGCCCTCCGGCGGCGGCTCCAGGTCTTCCTGCGGCGCGTCGTCCGGCGGCTCTTCCTCGCCGCCGCGCCCCATGTTCCCCTCCGGCGGGTCTTCGCGCGCGGGGGAAGCCGGGGGCCGCAAATCGGTCTCCCAGTCGTCATCATTCGCCGCGGCCGGCGGAAACGCGGCAGCTGGCGGGGCGCTTCCCTCCCCGCGCACGAGCGCGGCGATGCGCTCCTCTGGCGTGAGGTCGGGCGGGGCGACGGCCGGAGCCTTTTCGGAAGGTTCCGTCATCCGCGCCCCCTTGCGCCAGTACCGCCACCTATTAAATAATCGCTCCGACAGCACCGCTCTCGCATGAGGTCACGGCCATGACGCCGGACAGCGCCCGCTCTGCTCTCGAATCCACCTTGCGCCATCTGACCGGCGAATTGCCGCCCGCCACCATCGAGGTCGTCCCGGACGACACCGACCCGCGCTTCAATTGGACCATTCGCCTCCACGGCGTCGGCACCGTTTCGGATGACGGGGCGGCCGTCACGCACTACGAGGCGATCATGGCGAGCTTCGCTGCGGTGCGGGAGGCAAACCCGCTCCTGGACTTCCCCCCGTGCGGCTCGATCCCCGGCCGGCGAACAGCACATTTTCTTTCCGGCTAAGTTGAAACGCCCGCTCGCGGGCCGCGTTTTCTCCGAGCGAACCAGATCGCAAGGAGGAATGACGCCATGGGCAATCCCAACGACCCGAACCAGCGCGACGACAAGCACAACCGCCAGCAGGGCGGCGAGATGGACCAGGACAAGCAGCGCCAGCAGGAGCGCGAGCGCCAGCAGTCCCCAGCAGGGCGGCGGCCGCCAGCAGCAGGGCGGCCAGCCGGGCCAGCCCGGCCAGCGCCAGTACGGCAACACCGATGAGCAGACCCCGGATCGAAATCGGGACAATCCCGACCGTCGCTGATCCAGGCCACGCTCCGGAAAGCCCCGCCGGCCCCCACCTGGCGGGGCTTTCTGTTTGGGCCATCATTCCGCCGCCTCCCTGAATTCCCCGGCAGCGCGGCGCTTAGGCGCGGCGCCGACGATGTCGGCGGGCGCGACCCAGAGGCCCACCAGTGCCTTGATGGCGCCCGTGCTTGAACCCCCGGCCCCGCAGAGCAGGTCAGCAATGAGGATATTGCGGCTCATGCCGCCCTCTCGACAACTTGAGCGCGAGCGGGCAGGCTGAGCCGATGCGGAAAGATCTTATCTCCTTTGTATCGGGAATTGTGTTGGCCCTTTTTGTAGGGGGCCTTCTGGGCGCATCTTTGCTTGCGAATATTGCCGGCTCTAGCCCGCACCCCGCACTTCAATGCGATTCTGCCAAGGCAAGCGACAGTTCTGAATGGCTCGGATTCTTGGGCGCCATCATAGGAGCGGCTGCCACAATCACTGCTGGTTCGATTGCATGGTTCGTGGCGCAGCCACAGATTAAAGCCATAACGTCCGAGCATCTCGGCCGTCAGGTGCGGCTGCTTCGAGATCTCGACAACTTTGTAAATTTGATCATGAGCGTTGCGCTCTACAATAAGGAGCAAGCCAACCGCGATGCGAGTACGTTCGGGGAAAGCAAAACCTACCGCATGTTTCCAGTATCTTGCCCGCTTCCCCATGCCGACGATTGGCGGCTGCGAGACCAAGTTTTGAGAGATGTAATCAAGGCTTTCGATCTCGGATATTCCTTCGGAGCTGAGCATTTTCCAACACCCAGGCCTGATCGCGCGGCAGTCAAAGCAGCCAGCAACATCATTGACGCCTGCGAACAGGTACGGCGCGTAGTTCGCCATGATCTTCAAGAACTTGGCGTTGATCTTTCCATTGCGACACACGGGCAAAGATTTGCTGAAACAGCCCACCTTCGCGCGGCCAGGGAAGATTGAAATCACTCCGCCGCCTCCCCTGCTTCATCCGCGCCGAACAGCGGAAGCGGCGCGGCCTGAGCGCCGCGCGCCATCGCGGACTCTCGCTGGCGCTCCACCTCCCCCATCCACTCGCGCTCGATGCGCCTGCGCGCCATGTCGGCATAATCGGGGTTGAGTTCGATGAGTGCCGCGCGGCGGCCCATGCGCGCAGCGACAAGCGCCGTGGTGCCGGCGCCGCCGAACGGGTCGAGCACAAGGCCGCCTGGCGGGCATCCGGCGGCGATGCAGCGCGCGGCTAGTTCCGGCGGGAAGGTCGCGAAATGGGCATCAGAGAACGGCTTTGTCGCCATGGGCCACACGTCCAGCGGCGCCGGCTCATAGTTGCGCAGCAGGCGTCCCTCGCCGCGCGGCGCGTCCTCGATCCCCGTATGGTTGATGCCGCCAACATGGCGCGGCGTCAGGCCACGGACCTTTTCATCCCGCGCGGCCTCCCAGCGCTCATTGAAACCGGCATGGCGGCGGGAGTGGCCGCGCTGCTTTTCGCGGCGCTCCGGCTCGGGCAGCGCATCTGCCAGCACATGGCGCCCATAAGTCGCCCGCCCGCGCGGTCCACCCACAGTCTTCATCGTGCCGTTGGTCTTCGCGCCGGCATTGGCCCGCCGTGATCCTTCCTGGCTCTCGACATCCTGTTGCCATCGGGCGACGGACGCCGGTGCCGCTTCCATGCGCACGGCGCCAGCGTCGTAATAGGCGCCGATGCGCGACCAACGGGGCGCCGCGCGCGCCGGGTCCGTCACCAAGGGGCAGCGCTCGGAAAGGTCCGGGAAAAATGAAATCTCCCCCGTGTCCCGCGCGCGCCAAACGTCGCCGTCGCAAGACTTGGTGAGCAGGAAGATCTTCTCGTGCGCGGTGCTCGGCCGGTAAACGCCCGACGAGTCCGGCATCGGGTTGGTCTTGCCCCACACGATTTCCGAGCGCACCCACCACCCATCGTCCTGCAGGGCGATGGCAAGTCGGTTCGGCACCATGCACAGGTCTTTCGGCTTCAGGACGCCGCCGGCGACGATGCGCCCGCCATGGGCTGCCGCCACCGAGCCTTTGTTGGCCGATGTGCCGAACCTGCTCGTCTTCTCATAGGCGTCGACATAGATAGGCCCCACGGTCGAGAACGGCTTGTCCCGAAACGTCCGGTCGTCGACGCCCGCCTCCTTGGTGTCGGCGGCGCTGCGCCCGTTGGGCGACGTGGCGTAGCAATCGCTATAGTTGACCCACAGCGTTCCGGTGGGCTTGACCACCCGACGCACCAGGGCGAACACGTCGACCATGACCGCCAGGTGCTCACCCAGAGTTGGCTCAAGGCCGATCTGCCCCGCGACGCCATAGTCTCGCAGCCCCCAATAGGGCGGGCTGGTGACGACGCAATCGACGCTGTCCGGCTCCATCGCCGCCAGCATGGCGCGCACGTCGCCGCGCCAGAGCGCCACGCGGCCGGAAAGGAAAAGCTCCGGCTCGCTCATGCCGCCCGCGCCTCGCCCGGCGTACCTCTAGAATTCAGCGTGTTACACCCGATGTTTCCCGTGGAACCTGCCGCGCCGACGCGCGTGCCCGCCTCCGGCGCGGTGAAGTCGGTGGGGTGGCGGCCCATGAGGGCGCAGATGCGCAGGGTGCTGGTCACGTCCACCGCCTCGCCGTGCTCGGCCCGGCACCAGGTGGCCACCGAAACGCCTGCCGCCCGCGCCGCACCCCGCATGGCCTGCCCGGCGGCGGAGCGGTAGAGCACCATCGCCGCCGCGAAGAACCACCACAGGAAAGGCCCGCGCGGGGAAAGCGGCAGCCGCCCCGGAAGCGGCGCGGAGAGCGGGCGCAGCGTCACGGCATCGAGGCCGCGCACCGCGCAGGTGGCGAGCCAGCAATCGAGCCGCACCGGCCGGCCCGCCCGCATCGCCCCGAAGATGCGCCCGGCTGTGAGCGGCGCGATGCCCGCCATGGCCTTGATGCGGTCCATCTCCGGATGGGTGAGCGGCTGGGCCGCAAGAACAGCGCCGAGGCGCTCATGGATAGTGCGCATGGCGGTGCTCCTCGCGGCCACTGCGGCCGAAAAACGTATCATGTCGCGATACGAAAATGTTGACGGACGTATCACGATGCGATACGTTCATTTCAACGAAACGGGGCGGGCGATGATCAAGAGCTTCAAGGGCAAGACGGCCGAGGCGATCTTCAACGGGGTCAATCCCGGCAAGGGTTTCCCGGCCGATCTCGTCCGCGCCGCCCAGCGCAAGCTCGCCATGGTCAACGCCGCCCACGTGCTGACCGATCTGCGCGTGCCGCCCGGCAACATGCTGGAGGCCCTCAAGGGCGACCGCGCCGGCCAGCATTCCATCCGCATCAACGACCAGTGGCGCGTGTGCTTCATGTGGGACGACGGCGCGCGCCACGTGGAAATCGTCGACTATCACTCCTGAGGAGGCCCCCTTATGGCGCACACCCCCCTCCCCCCCGTCCATCCCGGGGAGATCCTGCGGGAGGAGTTCCTCCTGCCCCTCGGCCTCACGCCCTACGCGCTGGCGAGCGCGCTCGGCGTGCCGCGCACGCGCATCGAGCGCCTCGCGCGCGAGGACACGGCCATGACGGCGGACACCGCCTTGCGCCTTGCTCGCTATTTCGGCACCAGCGCCGAGTTCTGGATGAACCTGCAGGCGCTGTACGATGTCCGCGAGGCGCAGGGCCGGCTGGCGGCCGAGATCGCCGCCATCACCCCGCGCGAGCAAGCCGCCTGACATCACGCGGCCTCCCCGATCTCGTCCAGCATGTCGCCGGTGCGTTCAGCCCGCGCCTCGTCCGGGCGGCGGGCGCGGCGCGCCACCTCGTGCGGCGGGCGCACGGGGCGCAGCGCCTGCGGCTCGTAGGCGAGCCGGCAGCAGGCGGGGCAATAGGAGCGTCCCGGCGCGGCGGACGCGCCGCAGACCCGGAGCGCCAGCCCCTCCCCCGCCACCGGCCAGCGGCAGGCATCGCGGCCAACGGCGGTGAAGAGCACGCCGCCGGCCGGGCCGGAGGGCGCGGCCTTCCCCGCCCCGTCATGCTCCGGCTTGACCGGAGCATCCACGCCACCTCCCAGCCTCGCGCCCCGCCGCCGAATGGGCCCTCCGGTCAAGCCGGAGGGCGGCGGCGGGGAGATGGCAGCGGCGTCATGCTCCGGCTTGACCGGATCATCCACCGGCGCGGCATACGCGCGGCGCGGCTTCGTCGCCGGCTTGGCCGGAGCGCTCGCGCGGACGGCCGCATAGCGCGTCTCATTGCCGCGCAATTGCAGGCCAATGCGCATGCACTTGCCGATCACGGCATTGCGGCTCGCGAAATGCCCGGCCGCGCACATGGCGGCGGCGATCGCGGACGCGGGTTGCCCGTCCTCGGCCAGCCGGCGCAAAAGCTTCTCGGCCCTCGGATCGTCCCACACGCTGCTCATGCCGCCGCTCCCATGGGATGGCTCGCGCGCGCAGGCGGCGCGAGCATGTCGTTGAAGTCCCTGCCAGGCTCGGCCCAGATGGTGCGCACCAGGCGGCCGGGGGCGGCGTGGCGGGCCTCGGCGCGCCGCATCGCCATCTGCGTCAGGAACGGTTCCGAATCCCCGTCGCCGAGCAGCAGCAGCTCGCGCACGCTGTCCTCCACCGGCATGGCGAGGCTCTCGAAATCGGGCGTCGGGCCGGGCACGCGCACCGGCTGAAGGCGGTCTGCTTTGTCCGGGCGGCGCAGGGTCGGGTGCACGATGGTCTCGGCCGCCTTGCCGCCGAGATTGCCGAGGTCGACGCCGGCGGCGAACACGTCGCCGGGCTCATCGGCGCCGAGGCGCCGCAGCGCCGTCCACACCGAGAGCACCGTCTCGATACCCTCGCCGGCCACCATCCGCGCCGGGCCGGCCTCTGCAGGCGCGGGCCTCACCAACACAATCCGCCCGCCCTGCTTGGAACCGCGCGCCTTGCGCGCCGGCAGCAGCTCGCCGGTCTCGGGATCGGCCAGCACCGCCTTGCCGTCCGCGGCGGCGAGGTCGAGCCAGGTGAAATGCAGGCCGCGGAAATGCCCGTCCGCGCCGGTGATGGCGGCGAGCATGGCCGGCCCGCGATGGATGATGCGCGGGCGCGTGCCGCCGCGCCCGTCCGCCTCGCGGCCGTGGAAATAGGGCGCGGCGGGCAGGAAGCGCAGCGCCGTGCCCGGCGGCAGAGCGAGCCCGTTGCGCCGGTCCAGATAGGCCGCGACCATGGGGTGCTGCGGCACAGCCTGGCGCCACATGGCATAGAGCGCTTTCCTCTCCTTCTCTCGAAAGAAGGAGGCGGACTTCTCGCTCTTCTCCGCCTCGGCCTGGCGCTGCGCCGCGCGCGCGGCCAGTTCCTCGGGCGAGAGGCGGTGCCCCTCCCCCTTCGGCGGCGGCGCTCCGGTCAGCGTCTCGCAGGCGGCGAGGAAATCCGCGCCGTCCAGGTGCATTACCAGGCCGATGACATCGCCGCCCACGCCGCAGTGCCGGCAATTCCAAAGGTTTTTACGCGTGTTGAGCCCGAACCGATCGCTGCCGCCGCACACCGGGCACGGCCCCACCATTTCCGCGCCTGCCTTGCGCAGGCGGATGCCGCGCCGCCCCACCTCCTCCGCCACGGACGTGGCGCGGGCCTCGGCCACCCAATCCGCGAAGACGAAATCGCGGGTCATGAGGGGGTCTCAAACTTAGAAAAACTCGAACGCTCGGCCCAGTTTGGACTTGTTAACCACAACCAAAAATGGAAACTTCTCCCATGCACTGGCAGCGTGAACTGTGAACGTTCCCGATTGAAAGCGAGCGGGGACGAGTAAGCAGGGGAGCATTCTATGACGAGGCCGAGAACCTCGAAGGCCGTTGATAGGAGGGGCTCCGCGAAGGACGCTGCCAGTAAGGGACCAGAGAAAAAGGCTGCGAAGGCATCGATCAAACACGCTTCTTCAAATCCTGGTAAGGCCGACGCTCCAAAGAAGGCTCCATCCAAGCCAAGTGCAGCGAAGGTTGCGAAGCCGGCGGCGCCCAAAGCACCCACATACGCCGCAGCGAAGGCGGTAGCTCCAAAAGCACCGGCAAAGGCGGCTGCTAAGCCGGCGGCGCCCAAAGCACCCACATACGCTGCAGCGGCAAAGCCGGCGGCGCCGAAAGCACCGGCAAAGGCCGCTGCGAAGCCGGCGGAGCCTTCGCGCCCACGCGCTGTCCGAGGCCCAGGAGTGGCCCATGCGTCACCAAAACCCGGCGGTGGAAAGACTGGGTGAATAAGATGATGTCTGCAATCGGCGATCTCAAATTTGATGTTATGCGCAACGCCATTTACCATACGGCTCGGCGTCGGTGGCTTGAATCTACAAATCGACTGTTTAATTTCGTCGTAATCATCACAGGAGCCAGCGCAGTTGCTGATATTGCTAGCGGTTTCCTGAATCAAAAATGGTTTGCCTTCGCGGCCACAACGGCCGGCGCTCTCCAGCTCGTCTTTGACTTCGGCGGCCGCGCAAAGACTCACGAATTTCTCCAGAAACGATATTACGACTTGATATCCGAAATAGAGGCCCTGCAGAATCCAAGCGATACAGATCGCTGCAAATGGTTGTCTGATCTTAATAAAATCTACGCGGACGAACCTCCGACCATGCGCGGTCTTGATGCCATCGCCTACAATAACGCGGCAGACGCCCTTGATCGAGAGTATAAAGTTACAGTCACATGGTATCAGAGTCTTTTTTCTCAAATATACGCTTTCAACGCGACCAGGTTCAAAGAAGTTCTCCGGAAATAAATGAACACAATTTGATCGATTATTAATTATCGTCTTTGATCTCAGCACGGGCAAATTCATCATTCGGCACATACCGATGCCGAAGTATCGATGGCGAGCCGAGCGAGTTTCAAGCTCACGGTCACATGTCCGGCCCTGTCGCACCCGATTGCCCATGGCTCAGCCCACCACGCGCAGCGGCTTGGCGGCGCAGGACGGGCCGGCGGCGCGCACCGCGGCGAGGCCGGCGCGAAAGCCGCGCACGCCCTCCTCCATGGTGGAGGCCGCGCGGTCGAGCGCCTCCGCCTCGGCGGGGGTGATGGTCCCGTCCTCCAGCGCCGAGGCCATGTGGATGGAAAGCTCGCCCTGCGCCCGCAGCAGCGCGGAATGGCGCGCATTGATGGAGGCGGCCGAGGTCATGGCCGCCTCGTCCGTCAGTCGGCGCCCGTGCGCCTCGGCCATCACGGTGGTGACCAGCGGCAGGCCGCAGTCCGCCTCCAGCGCATAAGCGGAGGCGAGGTCGATCACCTCCGGGTGGCTCGCGTGCTGCCAGCGCGAGACTTCGCTCTTGGAATGGGCGGTGATGTCGCCCGCGCGGACCACGCCGCCGCAATGGCGCACGAGGTCGCGCGTCGCCGCCTTGATGCGCAGCACGAAGGGATCGGAAAGGGGATGCGGCTCGTCCATGGCAGCCTCGTGGTGTCAAGCGAAAACGCGTTTCCCTGTCCGGGAAAACGCAGTGCGTTTTCCCGGTGTGGGAAGGCTTCGAGAGTGGTTCAGTGGTGCGAGATCAGGTCACGGCGGCGGGCGTTCCCTCCGCGGCTCGGTCGGGTCGGCATGCAAGTCGGACGGGAGGTCTGGATGGTCGAGCGGATTGGGCTCAACGTGGAACGGGCGGGCTACCAGGCCTGCCTGCTGGTGGTGATCGCCAAGATGGCCCGGCGCATCGCCACCCATGATTCCGGCGGCCACGCCTTCCTCGGATGGGTGCGGCACCATCTCATCGCGGGAGCCGCCGCCCAGCACCAGGCGGATGCGCCCATCCAGGCCGAGTTCCAGCTTCTCGCCGACCTCGTCCGCGACGCGGCGCGCGAGCCAGGGCCCGAGCGTCTCCGCCGGCAGGGTGGCGGCGCCGATCAGAAGGGCGCGCGTGTGCAGCCGCGCCGCCGCGATGATGTCGAGAAGCACTGAGGTGTCCACATGCTCCAGCATGAGATCGAGCGGCACATGCAGCACCAGCGCCCCCTCGCGCACCTCGATGCGGCCAACAGCGGCAAGGTCCGCCAATTCGACGAGCGCAAAATCGCGCGCCGCCTGCGAGAAGGTGGTGCCGCGGCGCGGACGCTCCGAGACGTTGCGCACTTCGCTCATGCCGCCTCCTCCCGCGCGGGGGCGTCGTCATTGGCGGCGGCGGGCGGCAAGGGGCGCGGGATATCGGCGGGCACGTGAAGCCACATGAGGCGCTCGGCTGTGATGCCCGCAATGCCGAGCCGCCCGGCCGAAGCAATGAGCTTCGGCCAGTAGGCCACAGGGACAGAACCCCTGCGCTTCATCTCGCTGGCGGTCGAACTGCTCTTGCCGATGACGCGGGCGAAAGCCGCGACACCGCCATAGGCTTCGATCAGGTCGCTGACGGTCTCCATGGGAGAAAATATACATGCAACATGTTCATCATGTCAACATGACACGTGTGTACACGTTTCGTGATGATGTCCGCATGCCCGAATCAATGCACGATAGGCTTCGCAGAGCCCGCACAGAGGCCGGATTTTCCTCCGCGCGCGCGGCCGCGCTGCGCTTCGGTTGGAAGCCCTCGACTTACGCCGCCCACGAGAACGGCCAGAACCGCTTCGATGAAACGGTGGCCCGGGAGTATGCACGGCGGTTCAAGGTTTCGCCAGGCTGGCTGCTTGGCCTGGAAACGCCGCCGCCCCCAGCGCCCGCCAGGCTCGTGCCGGTGGTCGGCTATGTGGGGGCGGGCGCCGAGGTGCATCTGGTCGATGACCACGCCAAGGGCGCGGGCCTGGACGAGGTGCCAGCTCCCCCTTCCGTCAGCCGCGATTGCGTGGCTGTGAAGATTCGCGGAGATTCCATGGAGCCGCGTTTCTTCGAAGGCGAAATCCTTTTCTACGACAAAGTCTATTCGACCCCTGAACAGCTGCGCGCCCTGATCCGGCGCGAATGCGTCATCACGCTCGAAGACGGCCGCGTCTTCGTCAAGCGACTGCTGGCAGGCTCACGCACATCGACCTGGACACTCTGGAGCTACAACGCCGAGCCCATTACGGACGCACGCATCAAATGGGCGGCGCCGGTCGATTGGCGCTATTCAGGCTAGGCTCATCGAAACCGGGCCGGAAGCGAACGCCGGTAGATCTTCTTGAATAGCGCCTGCGCCTGCTCGGACGCCGTGGCGAGCTCAAGGTCGTCGAGAGCACCGCAAGCGTTCTTGAAGGCCATTGCGTCAGTTGCGTCGACCTTACTGCTGCCCGACGCCTGGATAACGACGCGCCAAGCGCAGCTGAGCGCAGCATTCACCTTTACAGCGCCGTCGCAGCCGGTGGAAAGACAATAGGCCACGTTCCTCTGCGACTGGTAATCGCCACGGAGCGCCTTCGGCATTTCCTGCACGAATTGGTCGCGCGAGGCCTCGCAGAATTGACCCTGCATGCCCGAGGCCGTGCACATCCGAAGATGCTCCTCCGGAGACTGGGCGCGGGCTTGGCACGGCGCCATGAGCGTTGCCAGGAACAACAACCATCGCATGAGCCCCACCCTCACATTTACCTCCGCGGGATGATAAGGCGCGTCATGTACACGTTACATGTTGACATAATGAACATGTTGCATGTACATACTTCCCATCACACCCGATGGGGACACCAATGCACCTTCCCGACCAGCTTTCCCCGCCCGAAGCGGCGGATGCGGTTCTCAACCTCGCCAGCCTCGGCGAGGTTCTCGACCGGCTCTCCAACGCCATCCGGAAGCTTGAGGGCTTCACCTTCCATCGCCAGCCCGAGGCGGTGAAGGCCGCAGACGAGGGCGGGGAGGAGGCCAACCGGTTGCTCGCCCATCTCCAGACGGAGATGGCCGACACCGCCGCCACCATCCTCGCCACCATGCCCGTTGCCGCAGAGCGCATCGCCAAGGCGCAGGCGGCTCTCGCGGCCACGCTGGCCGCCGCCGCCGCGGTCGAGGGCACCGGGGAGGCCGCGTGATGGCGCAGGTTCACAGCCCCTTCGCCCCGCGCGACGTGGTGCGCTGCGTGCAGCCCACGGGCCGGCTCGTCAAGGGCAACATCTACCAGGTGCGGGCCACGCAGCCGGCCGAGGACGTGCTCGCCGCCACTCTCGGCGAGGGGCCTTATGTGCACCTCTACGATTTCGAGGGGGCCTTCATCGCCGCGCGCTTCGTGCTGGTGGCGCGCGCTCCCGCCAATGACGACGCCGCGCACGACGTGGCGCAGCGCATGGCGCAGGTGATGCGCGAGCGCGTGGCCCTGTCGGGCTCGTGCGACGTGCACGATCTGGCCCGCGCCGGATTCACCGCCGCGCAGATCATCGAGTTTTCCGACGAAGCCCGCGGCATCGCCGGCCCGTTGCCCGCCGAGGTGGCGTGATGGTCCGCACCCTCGGCCTGCGCCTCACCAATCCCTTCCGGCGCTACTGCCCCCCGGCGCCGGGAGAAGCGGAGCCGCGGATGCCGCGGCCGCCCGAGCAGGTCGCGCGCCGCGCGGCCTTCGCGAACGGCGCCACGAACATCTGCGGCTCCGCACCTTCCCCCTACCCCGCAGATCCGACGGCAGCCTTCGTGCAGCAGTGCGCCCTTGGCGCCGTGCACATCGGCGCCGGCGTCGGCCTGCTCTGGCTCGCCGGCGCCGCCGCCCTCTTCCAGGCCACCCGCGAGATGATGGAGGTGTGACCCCATGGCGCTCATCACCTATTCGCCCTCAGGCACCGGCCCCGGCGCCATCGCCAAGCTGGTGTGGGCCGCAAGCCAGGCGCTGCTGCAGGCCGCGCGTGACGGCCAGCGCGAGGCCGCCGAGCAGATCGGCATGTGGCTCGCCAACACGCGGCCCGACCCGCGCTGCACGCCCCGCGTCCAGCGCACCATCGACCGCAGCCTGGAAATCGCCCGCGCCCGCTTGGGCGGTTGCGGGCCGGACTTCCAACCCATCCAGCCCGACGACGGAGAGGCGGCATGAGCGCCCGCACGCCCGCCCCCTGGATCCAGACCGGCACCGGCCGGGCGCTCGACCTCATGGCGCCGACGGCGGCCATGATCGACCTCGACACTGACGTGGCCGAGGCGCTCGCCCGCGAGCCGCGCTTCGGCGGGCATGTGCGCGGCGGCCCCTACAGCGTGGCGCAGCACATGGTGCTCGGCGCCGACGCCATCGTCGACCAGACCGGCAGCATCGAGACCGCGCGGGCGTTCATCCTGCACGACGCGCATGAATATGCCTGCAAGGACATGATGACGCCGCTCGCCAAGGCGCTCGACTTGCGGGTGGGCAAGGTGATCGAGGATCATCTGCGCCTCGCCGGCTCTCCGCCTGCCATGATCGCCGGCGCCGGCGCGGGCATCTTCCGCATCGCCCTCGCCGGCCTCAAGGCGGACCTCGACCGCGCCATCCACGCCGCCGCCGGCCATCCCTGGCCGCTGGCGCCGGAGATCGCCAAGCGCGTCGCCGAATGGGACCTCGCCATGCTGGCGGCCGAGCGCCGCCATCTGCTCACGCCCGCGCCGAAGCCGTGGGACCCCGCGGTGGAGGATTGGGCGCCCGCGAAGTTGAAGGGCCGCATCCAGGTCTGGCCTTGGCCCAAGGCCGCCGACGAATGGCGCGACCGGCTCCACCGCTTCTTCCCCCACCTCGCCGCCAAACGGGCGGCGTGAGGTGTCCGACCAGGCGGCCGCGCGCGCGCGCCGTCGCGAACGGCGCCACGAAGGAGAAGGAGCCCAAGCCATGAGCACCGCCGCCGCAAACTCAAGGATCGACCATCTCGAACGGCGCCGCCGCGAGACGGCTGCGGCGTTTTTCAAGGCCGCGCGCCGGCATGCCCCGCGCGCGCCCTCGCCGCCCGGCTGGTGCGCGCCACCTGCGACGTGCTGCGCGAGGAAATCCGCGCGGCAAGGCGCAAGGCCCAAGCCCGCCGCATCAACCGCGAGGCCAAGGCCATCACCGCCGACCTGTTCGGGGACCAGACATCATGAAACTCACCGCCGAGCGCGACGCGCTCCTCTCCGCCGTCGAGCGGGCCGCCCGCGTGATCGAGCGGCGCAACACCATCCCCGTGCTCGGCACGATGAAGGTCGTGGCGGAGAAGGGCCGCCTGGTGCTCACCGGCACCGACCTCGACATGGAGGTGACCACCACCTGCCCGGCCGAGGTGGCCCAGGCCGGCGCCGCCGCCGTGCCGCTCACGGCCGCCGACTTCCTGCGCAAGCTGCCGGCCGGCGCGCAGGTGGAGATCACCGCCGAAAAGGGCCACGCCACGCTCAAGGCGGGCCGCAGCCGCGCCACACTCAACACGCTGGACGTGGAGGATTTCCCGGAATTGTCCGCCGTGGCCGGCGAGGCGGCCGAGTTCCCGCTCGCGGCCTCCAGCCTCGCCGCCATGATCGAGCGGGTGTCGTTCGCCATCTCCACCGAGGAGACGCGCTATTACCTCAACGGCATTTACCTGCATGGCGCCGTCTGCGAGGACGGCCCGCTGCTGCGCGCCGTGGCGACGGACGGCCACCGCCTGGCACTGCACAACATCATCGCGCCCGAGGGCGCCCATCCCATGCCGGGCGTGATCGTGCCGCGCAAGGCCGTCGCCGAGATCGCCCGCCTCATCAAGCCGCTGGGCAATGAGGCGGTGACGCTGCGCGTGAGCCCGACGCGGCTCTCGCTGACCGCCGGCGTCACCACGCTGGCCACCAAGCTCATCGACGGCACCTTCCCGGACTATGACCGCGTCATCCCCAAGGACGGCGAGTGCCGCGCCCTCGTGGACGTGGCGGCGCTGGATGCCGCCGTGGCGCGGGTCTCCACCGTCTCCAGCGAGCGCGGGCGGGCGGTGAAGTTTTCCTTCGCGGAGGGCCTCCTCACCCTCTCCGTTACCAATCCCGACACGGGCGAGGCGCGCGACGAGGTGGAGGCCGAGTGGTCCGCCCCGCCGCTGGAGATCGGATTCAACGCCGGCTACGTGGCCGACATCCTCGGCGCCTTGCCCGGAAAGGCCGCGCGGCTCGCCATGAAGGATCCCGGCTCCCCCTGCCTCATCACCGCCGAGGTCGACACCGCGTCACTCTTCGTGCTCATGCCGATGCGGGCGTGAGGGCCTCGCGCTGCTCAAGAAGACGCACGAGAATGACGCCGCACCATTGCCGACTGCCCTTCCAGTCGCGAAGCCGAGCTGAGAACCGCGTAATGTCAGAGCGCAAGCAGGCCACCACCACCATGATCCTCACCATGGTCGCCTTCGCCCTTTTCGTGGCGGTGCTGTTTATGGCCTTCTTCCGCGTGCTCAGCGCGCGCGCCGAACCGATCGCGCCCGGCGCCATTCATGTGATCGACGGCGACACCATCGCCGTCGGGCCCGAGCGCTACCGCCTCGTCGGCTTCGACGCGCCCGAGGCAGCCTCGCGCGCCCGCTGTCCGGCCGAGCGCGCGCTGGCCGCCCAGGCGACGCAGCGCCTGCGCCGCCTGGTGGCCGCCGGCGGCCTCGACCTCACCGAGGTGGACTGCCGCTGCCGCCCGGGCACCGCCGGCACGCCGCGCTGCAACCACGGCCGCCGCTGCGGCCGCCTCACCGCCGCCGGCCGCGACGTGGGCGAACTGCTGATCGCCGAGGGACTGGCGCAGCCCTATGTCTACGACCCGGCCCACCCGGCGCCGCCGGCCGACTGGTGCGGGAGGTGAGGATGGCGCGCGACCATCACGATGTCCTGCCGATAAGCCTGCCGCCGCGCGGCCTCTCGCGCGTGGAGGCGGCCGCCTATATCGGCGTCTCGCCCAGCACATTCGACCAGTTGGTGAAGGATGGGCGGATGCCGCCAGCGAAGAGAATTAATTCCCGCACGGTCTGGGACCGCAAGCAGCTTGACGCCGCGTTCGATGCGTTGCCGGATGGCGGCCGGCAAGAGGACCGCGACGATCCGTGGGCGCGGGTCGCGGTGTGACAGGCGGCGTGCCGATGCTCGACCGATTGCAATATGTCTATGAGGACATGGACCGCCACGGCAACGTGCGCATCTATGTCTGGCGCGGCAAGGGGCACGCGAAGATCCGCATTCGCGAGACACCCGGGACCAAGGAATTCCGCAAAGCCTATGAGGCCGCGATCGAGAAGGCGTTTGCTGCCGCGGCGGAGAAGCCCGAGGAGAGCAAGCCCCTCGATCGCACGCCGAAGCCCGGAACCTATCGCTGGCTATGCCTGCGCTTCATGGCCGAGAGCGCGGCCCACAAGCGGGACAGCGCGCGTACCCGCCATGTCCGCAAGCTGGTCCTGGAGAGCACATTCGAGGAGCGCGTCGCTCCCGACGAGACGGCGATCTATGCGGACTTCCCGCTTGATCGGCTGACTGTCAAGGCCATGCGCGTGCTGCGCGACCGGAAGATCGCCACGCCCGAGGCCGGCAACAGCCGCATCAAGAACCTGCGCAAGGTGTTCGCCTGGGCGATCGAGGAGCAGATTCCCGGCATCGCAGCCAACCTTGCCAGGGACGTTCCCTACTTCAAGTCGACCAGTGGCGGCTTCCACACATGGACGCTCGACGAGATCGAGCAATATGAGGCGCGCCACCCGATCGGCACGAAGGCCCGCCTCGCGCTCGCGCTCCTGCTCTACACGGGCGTGCGCCGCTCCGACGTCGTTCAGCTCGGCCGGCAGATGATCCGCAACGGGTGGCTTCGCTTCACCGAGGTGAAGGGCAAATCCCGAATGGTGAAGGAGCGCGACATCCCCCTTTTGCCGCAGCTTCAGGCTGTCATCGCGGCCACGCCGGGCGAGCACATGACCTTCCTGGTGACCGAGTTCGGCGCACCGTTCACCGACGCCGGCTTCGGCAATTGGTTTCGCGATCGATGCAACGAGGCGGGCCTCCCGCGATGCACGGCGCATGGCCTGCGCAAGGCCGGCGCCACCATCGCCGCCGAGAACGGGGCGACCGAGCACCAACTCATGGCCATCTATGGCTGGGAAAGCCCCAAGCAGGCCGCGCTCTACACCCGGAAAGCCAACCGCAAGCGCCTCGCCGGCGACGCGATGCACCTGGTGGTGCCGGCCAAACGGTGAACATCTCTTTCCCACTTTCTCTTCCCCACCGTATCCAGTGGGAAAAATAAGCGGAAAAAGACAAGATATTTCAGTATTTTAGAAATTGGATGGTGCCCAGGGGCGGAATGGTTATTGGCGCGTGAAATCAGGCGCTTAGTTGAAGGTGCGGGCGAGTGAGCGCGCATTGATCGACAAGGGGAATTTTCCGCCCTCCCCGCACCGGTTCGATGCCCGATTTCGGCTTGAGGAGGGATGGGAATGGAGAGCCCAAAGCACGAAGCGGCGATGTCCCGCGAAATCCTGCGCGGTGTCGTGGGCTCCACGGCTCACGGCATCAACATCGCTGGCCAGGACGACCGGGACGAGATGGGCGTGTTCGTTGAGGCGCCGGAGCACGTCTGCGGCTTGCGGAGCTTCGACCATTCCATTTACCGAACGCAGCCGGAAGGGGTGCGGAGCGGGCCGGGCGACCTCGACCGAGTGATGTACAGCCTGCGCAAGTTCGCGCGGCTGGCGGCCGACGGCAACCCGACCGTGCTCGTGCTGCTGTGGCTCCCCGAATATGTCACCAAGACGCCCCTTGGCGTGGCCCTTGTGGGCATGCGGGAGGCGTTCGTCAGCCGGGAGGCCGGGAAGCGATTCCTCGGATATCTCACCGGGCAGAAAGCGTCACTGCTGGGCGAGCGAGCGAAGAAGGTGCAACGGCCGGAACTGGTGGAGCGCTACGGCTTCGACACCAAGTTCGCCATGCACGCGCTGCGGCTCGGTTTCGAGGGCATTGAGTACATGACCGAGGGGCGCCTGACGCTCCCCGTGGCGGAGCCGAACCTTTCGGTCCTCCGCGCCGTGCGGCAAGGCGAAGTGAGCTTTGGCGAGACCATGGCGCTGATCGAGGACGCGGAGGCGCGGCTTGCTGGCTTGGTCCATGCGTCAACGCGGGGCGCCGACCGCGCGGCCATCGACCGCTTTCTTGTGGAAACGCATCAGCGCCATTGGGCTGCCAAGGACTGAGGAGGAAGGGATGGGCGTGAAGGTGAAGAAGCTGGAGTGGAACCCGTACCGAGCGGAGACGCCGTTCGGCTACTACCTAGTGGAGGACCAGACAGACCTCACCGCGCCAGACCTGAATGGCCGCGCGCCGTTTCTGCTCTCCGGAACAAGGCTGGATTGCTCTCGTCACGACACGCTGAGAGCGGCACGGGCCGCAGCCCAGGCCGACTTCGAACGCCGCATCCTATCCACCCTAGAGCAAGATTGAGGAGGGGGTAATGGTCCTTGCCATCTACGCATTTTCTCTGGTGTTCGCCGCGCTCGTGCTCGGCGGAACCGCCTACGTGGTGTTCGGCCTCGGCTACTCCGGCTGGTGGTTTCTCCTGGCGCTGATCGTGTGCGCCATGAACAGGGCGGAGATCGACGTGAAGACGGCGCGCGTCCGCGCTCTATCCGAACACGAGGGGAAGTGACCATGGGAAGCGAGATGCAGGAGAAAATCGCGAGGGCGATGACCGCCGCCAGGACCGCCGCGATGAAGAAGCGGTTCGGCCTGGACTGCGACCCGCCGGGCTATGACGAATACGACGATACCGGACGGGAGGACGCTCTAGCCGAGGCGCTCGCCGCTATGGAGGCCATGAGAGAGCCGACGGATGATATGGTCGTGGCCGGGGGCAACTACGTCTTGGACGTAGGCGGCATCGACGGCATGCACGCCCACGACCGGGGACCTCCCTACTTCATCAAAGGCCGCGAGACGGGCTCCTATGAGCTGTGGCAGCATATGATTGACGCCGAGATCAAGGCCGCCAATGCCCCACAAAGTGAAGCTCACCCGCCCCTGGACCATCATAGAGCACCAGGAGAGTTTTGAGATCCAGTCCTCCAGCGGGATATCCGTCGCCTACGTCTATTTCGATGAGGGCGACCCTATCCGGCAGGCTGTGAGGAAGAGGATGGACAGGGCGTCGGCGCTGGCGGTCGCCAAGGCCATCGCGAAGATCGGGGCTTGAAGCGAGGCGCGGTCGGCATATCGACCGCGGAACAATCGCAAGGGCTTAGCGCGTCCGTTGTCTCAGGACACAGGACGCGTCACGATGCCTCTTTCCACCCTTCGTCGATCTTGTTCCGATCCGCGGCGAGGGTGGCGTAGCCGGCGATGTCCCGCCAGTGGTCCTCGAAATGAGGGTCGCCCGTCAGGATGCGTCCGATCTTGTGCGCAATCATCTCCAGCGCCTCGATCTCGCTCGGCAGCAGCTTGCCGTGATTCCGATATCGGGCCATCACAGCCTTGATTTCCTGAGTGCAGGTCGCATGCTCAACCCAATCGCCGTGCGTTTTCTTGCGATCCGCCAGGATGGTCGTAAGCTCATTCACGGCAGCGCCTCCATCTCGACAATCGGCTTGCCCATCCTGCGGAAAGCCTCCCGCTCCATCTTCATGCCGATGCTTTCGCGCCATCCGTAAATATGCACCGCGACCATGGCGATACATGCTTCCATGAAGTGGTCGTTTTGCGTCATCCACAGGTCGTGAGACTTGGGATCGATGCCGCCGACGCGGGCGATAGGGTGGGAATGGGAAATGGGGGAGAAGACGGTAAAGCCGAGGCGGATCAGGTGCGCCGCGTGGCGGTTCGCGTCATAGTCGGCTGCGGCTAGGCCGAACGGATGGGCTGTATAGGGCACTGCCACATAAATGATACCGGGGCGCCCTTTCAGATCATCCAGTGTCACAGCGGGCGCTCCTTCGCTGGCTTCCCGTTGTTCGTCGCCAACTCCACAGTCGGCGCGGTTCTCAGGGCCAGGTGTTGAAGCGTAAGTTCTCCGGCCTTCTTCAGCAGTTCGCGAGCTTCCTTATTCTTCATCTTTTCCAGATCGTCGGCAATATTTCTCACCGCCTGCACACGCTCATAAACGATATCGCGCTGCGGCGGCGGCCCATCATCTTCATCCATGGCGCGCTCCTCAGGCAACATCGGCATAGGGGCGGGAGACCACGGCCGGGCCGGCATAGAGCGACCCTTCGGACGGGTGCCCAAGGTGCAGCTCTTGGTGGGAGATCACCCCGTGCTGTTCATGCACCACCAGCATGTTCTGGCATGATGCCTCGGGATCGGCGCGAAGGTCGCGGGCGTACTCGCCGAAGCCCACCACCGAGCCGTTGCCGTAGCCGAAGGGGGTTCGCGTCGTGGTGTGGAAGTGCCCGGTCAGCACGCGATAGATGGGCCGGCCGGAGCGCCAGGACGTGTCCACCAGCTTGCGGTGCCCGCGCACGATGGTCGCCGATGCCCCGATGAAGCCCGTCCCACCCTTCGCCCCCATGGCGTCACCATGCGTGAGGAGCCAGCTAAAGCAGTAGGTGGAGAAGTAGGCATCCGGGGATTCGGTGCGGTAGAAGGTGACATCGGAGATGCCGGCGCCGCGCACGCACGCCTCGGCAAAGTCCGTCGCCAGGAGATCGAGCGACATCGCCGCCCTGCCCTTCGACTGCGGCTTGATGGTGAGGCGCCCGTGGTTGCCAGGGACGCTGTAGATGCGCACTGGGCAGCCGACGCGCTGGCGCAGGGTGAGGATGCCGCCGGCTATCAGCTCGGCCACTTCCCGCACCGTTGCGGGCACCGCAGGGGCGTTCGTCTCGGCGAGTTCGGCATGGATGTTGCCGGAGATCAGATCGCCGCCCAGGCACAGCACGATTTCCTCGGGAGGCGCGCCGGACCAGTGCTCGGTGCACAAGCTCGCGGCCTTGTTGAAGAACCGGCCGAGCCGGGCCTTCGCAATCGAGGCGTCGTACTTGTTCAGCCCGTCCATCTGATCGAGGAAGACGGATTCCCCATAGTGGACATCGGATAGGTGGAGGATGACGGAGCGCCCGCCCTTCCCTGTTCCGGGCTGGTGGGCGACAATGCGGGGCTTGAGCGGGGCGTTCGTGAGGCCGAGCACGGATGCCCGGATATCCTCCGCCTCTGCGGCCCGGCGGGCGAGGTCGGCGTTGACGGTGCGCAGCCTGGAAAGCTCATCGCGCCCGCGCCGGTCTTCCACGTGGTCGCGCTCTTCCGGCGGGGCCGCGTTGAGCACCGGGTCCGGCTTCGGGCCGAGAAATCCCTTCTTCACCGCCATGTTTCGCCAGCGCGAAATGCTCGTATGAGCATGGCCCGTCGCCTTGCAAACATCAACGAGTCTGTAGTTGTGATCCACAATGACTTTGGCGAGGTCTTGCAGAAACTTGTCGCTCGGCTTAGGGAGTGCCATGCAAATGCCCCTTTGCTGTGGCGGACTACTTGCCGCGTTCCAGTCTATCCAAGCGCTCGCGCAGCGCCCTCATCTGTTCGTCGGCGCGGATGGTGCGCTCTAGAATTTCGGTCTGGCGCGCCATCTGCGCCTCGACGACGGTCAGCCGAGAATGGAAGGTCGCCCCACCCACGATGAGCGTGATGAGGATGGTCGTCATCGACAGGACGTGGCCGAGGTTGATGGTCCCGTCGAATCGGGCTTTCGTGCTCTTGCCTTGGCCGTGCAGCTCGTCACGAATGAGGGCGCGGAGATCGTCGTCGGTCATTTGCGCTGCCGCGGCGCTCGCTTCCGTGGTCATGGCCCCTCACCGCTTCCCATTCCGGAGGTCGGACAGGATGCCATCCGCATACCGGCCGCATTCCACCTTCTCGCGGTTCACCTTCTTGAAGGCCGCGATGTATTCGAAGGCGAGCCGCTTCCACCGGACGCCGGACGGCAGATCGGGCGCAGGGGTGGGCGTGACGCAGGTGGCTGGCATGGGCGGCACGTTGCGCTTCAGGGCCGCAAGGGTGCGATCATCGCAGCCCGCGCAGAACATCGTCAGGCACAGGGCCGCAGTCGTCAGGGCTACCCTTTTCGAGCGCATCGAGCTTCTCCTTGTCGGCTTTGGCCTCGGCGGCCATGCGGGACACGCGGTCAAGCCAGTCGGCACCCGCGCGCTGGTTGAGATTGGCGTCGGCATCTGCGACGATGGCTTCGGAACGCTGCTTCAGCCACGCCTCGCGGCGGTCGCCTCCGAAGTCAATGGCGACCCACCACACGGCCAGGACCGCATAGACGAACGCCGGCTTCTCGCCGAGGTAGCGCCGGATGGCGATATAGGCCGCCACAGCCCCGGCCGCGTAGAGCCACCAGGGGGCGACGGACAGAACCCATTGGAGCATGGATCACCCCGTGATGTAGTGGAGGAGGGCGAATGCGCCGAAGCCGGCCGCAGCACCTATCGCCAGAAGGGCGCCTAGGGCCGCCAGGAGCAGCAGCCACAGGCCGATGGCGCGGAGGGCCTCGCCCATGGTCACGCCCCGCGCTTGGCCGCGAGAAGCGCGTCGGAGTGCACGCCAATCGCAAGCTGGATCACCGAGCAGACGTGGCCGCGCTCCACCAGGGCGACGACCACGACGTTCGCAGCCACGCCGATGATGAGCCCTTCGGCCTTGAGGTCGGTTTCCGGCGGCTGGCGGTTGACCACCTCCAGATAGCGCCCCACCTCCCACTGGTTAGTGAGGGTGATGATCGGGATGCCGGCGGCGCGGACGGGCTCCACCTGCTGCACCACGAACGCCTCAAGGGGGAGGCACTGGACGGGCTGGGCGCGGGCCGGGCTGGAGAGCGCCCACACCAGCCACACCACCAGGACCACGAGCCCCGTCACGAACCAGCGGACGAACGGGCCGAGGAACGTGTCCAAGAGCATCGCGGCAAGGGTCTGGTCCTGCGGCGGCACATAGAGCCACTGCCGGTAGGCCGCCCAGGCGATGATGAGGACGGATGCGAGGATGGGGAGCCAGATCATGACGCGCCTCCGAGCCAGCGAGGAAGCTTTCCGGCCTCGCGGTACCGGTTCCAGAGAAGGAAGAGGCCGCCGGCCAGGATGACGACGCCGAGGACGATCCCGATCACGTCGCCGGCCGCCCACTGCGCCCGCGCGTCGGAGGCCACGTCGCCCACCTCCTTGGCGGCATCGACGGCCACGGCGACGGTCGCGGCGCCGCCGGCAATCGCCGCGCCAGCGCCTTGGACCGATCCGCTGGAGGCCGCGCCGCCGGGGGGAAATTCCTTGGGCAGCGCTTCGGGAGCCTTCGCCCCTTCCACGCGCGCCTTCAGCATTTCGCGCGTGACCGGCCCGGCGATTCCGTCAACTGGGATGCCGTTGGCGCGCTGGAATTCCTTGATTGCCGCTTCGGTCGCCGGGCCCTTCCGGCCGTCCACCTTGATGTCGGCGCCGAGGGTGACAAGCTGCTGCTGCACCGCGCGGATATAGTCGTCTTCCTCAGCCGCCTGCCACGCCGGAGCATTGTCGTCGCGCACCAGCGGATAGATGCGGTTGAACCACGCCTGGCGGTCGGCGCGGCCGTTATAGCCGCCGTTGATGCGCTTGGTGATCGAGGCAAGGTCATTACGGTCGGCGAGCGCGTTGCAGCCCGCTTCCTTCCACTCGGCCAGAGCAGGCAGCAGCGCGAACTCCGCTGCCGTCACATTGTCCGGGTCATCCTCGAAGATGGCGCCGAGCCCGACCTTCTGGCCGAGCCGGCGGTGAGCCCCGCGCCCCGTGGTCTGCATCAGCCCGTTGCCGCGGAACCACCATCCGTCGCCTGGATAGTTGCCGGACGCGCCGGCAGTGTTCCCTAGCTCGCGCGCTTTTCCGGGATTGCCCTGCCCGTACACACGCTCAAAGAGCGCCGGGCCGTTTCCCGCCAGCACCCGCGCCTCGGCCGCCGTGACCTTGGCCGAATGCCGGTTGACGCCGAAAATCTCCATGATGCGAGATGCGGAATATGCCCCGCTTTCCCGCAGGATGGTGAGGCCGCCGCTCTCGTGGAAAGCCTGCGCCAGGAAGTGCGCCAGGCGCAGTGGCGTGTTCACCCCGTAGTCTGCCAGCACCTTGTCGCCCGCCTCGAAGGCGCGGACATAGGCCGGCCGGGCGCGGGGCGCGAGCCGCCGCACAACTTCAATAGCGCGCATTGTCTTGCCTCCGGAATTCTCCGTGAAAAATCAATGAGGCGGCGCGATATGTTTTGGCCGCCTCATTTTCATCATTGAAATACCCCAGCGATAGGCGCTTGCCGTCGGAATTGATATAAGCTTGCCACTTTCCAATTCTGCGGTGAAATGAAGTTCCTTTGTGCCCGCTCGTATTATCAACGCGGATTTTAGCATTTCGATTATTTTCCGCGCGAGAGGCGACACGAATATTTTGCTGGCGATTATCTAGACCGCGCCCATTGATGTGATCGACAAATTTTTCTTGAGGCGCTCCAGCCAGCAACCGATGCATTAACTCGAACTTCTGCCGCCCGGATGCGTCCCTGCCGGCGCACCGCCTGGCATAAACCCCGCCGGGGCAGACGGCTGCGTGCCATTTAAACCCCGAGATTATGGGAATATCGCTAGCATCGATGACAGCCTCATACCCTCTCGTTAGTGAAACGAAGGCAACGGCGCCATCGATGCGAACATTACTTGCTCGCATGGCAGGTCTCTCTCAGATTGTCAGGAGTGGGCCGCGCTCAGGCGGCGGGGATCAGTCGTATTCGGAGGGCGGCGGGACGATCGTGTCGTGGATCACCGCATGCGGGCGCATCGTCGCCTCACCCTCGGGGGCATCCCAGTCGGGCCGGTATTCGCAGACGGCTGCCCAGGGCTGGTGATAGAAGTCGCGGCGAACTTCGACCTGCTGGAAGATAGCGCCCTGAAGCCACCACTCCGGAGCGTTGGCGTTGGACCACGCGATATAGGCCTCGCACTCGGCCAGCCCCTCGGGGGTGTCCGGCCAGATGGCGACGCGGTGGGGGCGCACGTAGGTCTCGGTCATGGTCAGGTCTCCTTAAGGATAGAGTGCGTGCAGCGCGGCACGCTCGCCCGTCGTCAGGGGCGCGGCGATGATGATTTCGTAGACCGCGCCTTGCCAGAAGTTGGCCCCGGCAGACCCATAAGCCCCGATTACTACCCGCGCGGTGTCCGTCGACGGCACCGCCGCGCCCGATGCTTCAGCCCCATTGTCGAGTGCGGCGAACGTCGTGGTGGCTGACCACCGGACTCCGATGCGATGCTTGCCGCTGAGGTCGCTGCCGACATCGGTTACGGATACGTTGGACGCCCCGGTACCCGTGCGGGCGCGCACCCGGTTTGTCGCGCTGGCCACAGTGCGATCCACCACGCGCGAGGTGTTGAGGGACGATGCATTGCCCATCCACACCAAGGCGCGCGAAGTCGTGTCCGCCGGAAGCGCGGACTGGCCTGCGACGGCAAAGACCTCGCCAGCAGCGGCTGCCGCCAGGAATGGGTTCGAGTTCGCGGCCAAAAAGTCGTCGGTGCCGTCGAACACCACCGCCTTGTTCGCCGCGTCATAGGTCGGTCGCGTGCCGGCGGCGCCAGGAGACACCACCAATCCGGACGCGAGGCAGGTCCACGACGTTACCGCGGCACTGGACAGGGTAAGTGACGTCGCCGCCTCGCCGCTGAAGTGGCCGAGCCGCTTGGCGCCAAGAAGATTGGCGACCTTCTGCCACGTCGGTGTCACGCGCCCCCCGCCGAGGACAGCGAGGCTGGTGATGCCAGTCCCCGTTCCGAGCCGAGGCATCAGGAAACAGCCTTCGCGGCGATCTTATCGCCGATGCCGATCACCTGCTCATAGACCTGGCCGACGCCGCGGCGGACACGGGCGCTGGTGGCTGAGGCCTCCTCCGTGGCGGTGCAGTCAGGCGTGGTGCCGGTCGCGAAATAGCAGTCGGCATCCACAGGCACCGCCTGCACCACGAAGTGCGTCACGTCCTTGAACTTGGTCAGCAGGGCGCGCGCCTGCGTCAGGGCACCAGAGGTCGCCTGCGCACTGGTGAAGTCCAGCACCCCGGAATAGACCGCCGGGCCGATGCAGGAGGAAGCGAACGGCTCCTTCAGCACGACAGGGTGGATAGAGAAGTCGGCCTTTGCCATGGTGTGGGCCTCCGGATGGGTGGATATGGAAAAGCCGCCTTGGTGAGGGGCGGCTTGGGAGAAAGAGAATGGCGACCTACGAAGTGCCCGAGGAACTAGAGCGCGCCCTTGACCGCTGGATCGAGACACTGCCGGAGCTGCGCCCTGACTGGCCGGAGGCGCTCCTTTGGGCCATACGCGATTTCCTGATGGGCCAGGGCGTCATCCCCTACGATGAGGACGACGAAGAGGACTCCACCGAAGGTTGAGGCGGTGCTACGGTGGTGCTCTCAACCTGGGGAGGGTGGGATGGCCACGCACTACACGGTGTCCTGCATCAACAAAGACGACAGGATGGACGCCTATCGGAGGATCACGCACATCGGAGGGGCAGGCATATTCCCTTGGAAGTTCT